GCCGTGGCAGTTGCAGGGTCAGAAATGTCGTCTTCGGCTTCCTTGTCGGAGCCGTATTCCTTTCCTGTTAGTGTGTTGGTAATAGTGACTTCCGCCGGTACCACGATCTGGGGAACTTTCTCCCCGTTGATGGTTACGTATTCCACTACTCCGTCATCATTTATAGGCATTTTTTATCCTTATAGCAAGTATTAACTTATCTCAAGCACAGAAATAACAATGTGGAGCTCATTCCCCGCCGATGCCTGTGCCTTAATTATTTCATTTTGTTGTGCAACCAGGGGTTGCGTCAGTAATTCCAGTGTTCCATTGGCTGTCAAGGCTTTTGTTTTAAAAAGGCTAAAGACAGCGCCAGAAGAATCCACCAAGGTCAAAGTAATGGTGGGGGTAGCCCCCGCATCTTCCGACACAAGAATTGACTTGATAATTCCCGTAGTTGCATCCGGTACAGTATACACTGATTCATTGTCAGTATCCACTAAATCCATCTTATAATTTTTATACGTATTAGCCATCTATCCTATAAACCATGCGACAGCTTCGTCATCGTTCCTTAGTTGTTCTGGTGTGTAGGAACTGTTTAAAAGCCTAATTAATTGATCCAAAGACGTCACAAGTTGGTTAATCTGTGAAGCATTGTACTCCTCCGGTGCCTGCGGCAATCTTGGTAGGGTTATCTGTGACATTATCTCCTCCCGTCCGGCCTGATCTCGGCTCGGTAAGTGCCAAATCTCCACGCCGTATCAAGCGTGGAACTTTCTATTCGTATCGCTCCCTGCCGTCCGCGCGCACGCGTGTCCACTTTATTTGTGCTTGACGTCACTGGGAAAGGGCCGTTGGTTCTTTGCGTCGATGTTGGGTAGTCACGGAACTTCAGTGAAACATTCACCGTTCCTGCAAGATTCTTAAAGTCCGGAATAAATCTTTTTATTGACATGAGATGTTCCCCTGCCTGCGGAATGACAAATTCACCTGACTCCACGTATGAAGTCATGGCTGCGCCGTCCGCGTTGTTTCCTTTCTCCTGCGCGTACATGTAAGTTCTTCCCGCCGTCAGTCCTGTTATTGTTGTAATGGTGTCAGTTGTATCAGTTGGTGCATAGTCGGTGGCGTAAGGAAAATTGTAGACTCCCTTATCGGCCCAGCTTGTTCTAGAAAGAGTTCCTACATTCCACACCCTTTCCTTAATATTATACGTAACACAACGGTCAATTTGTGAAGATCCATTTGTAGGATAAAACCATGTCACTTCATTAAATTCACTGTTTGCCGCTGCAAAAACATCCTTCTGGTTTGCCTCGTCAATGTCCGTAAAAACATAATCCTCCACGCTGCATGGAATCTTTTGAACTGTTCCATCAAATTGGAAGAAAGAATCACGGCCCATCCAGAATGCCGTTCCGTTAATTTCAATTGCCGCATGAAGACCTACTGTTCCGCAGTTGGATCCTAATTGAGAAAATCCAAAAATGAATGGAGCACCAATCAATTGCATTTGGTATAATGCCGTATCACTCCAGATAAGAACAGCGCCACGTGAACGCTTGGCGGAAATAATTCTGCTTCCGTCCGTTAGTCGCTGTGATCCTGCTGTATTTGTTGCTGTGGGTGTCCATGTATTGACATCATCCTGTGCACACCAACGAATGAACATGTCATCCTGCGTAGAATCGTCCCCGATGGTTGTTTCCGTCCCTAAAAGAATAATAAAGCGATCCGTTCCTGAAACAAGCATCAAACGACTTTTTGTTGGAGCATTTGAAACTGTTGTATTCGTTGCAATATTTGTCATCGGATCTGCTAATCCTCCTGAAGTATCCCAGTAGTAAAGCTTGCCGTTAAGATGCTGGCAGAGGGCGTCCTCGCCCCAGTTATCCAATGACCATTTTCCTGAATCCAATTGAACACTGTTGGGAGCAGCCAAGGTTGAACGTGATGTTCCCCATCCTGGCCCACCTGAAGCGCCACCCCACGGTCCTGCGCCAAAGCCATATCCTAGAATGGAAGTGGCTGGATTGGTATTTATTTCATAAGTAGCATTTGCAGTGGCAACCACTGCACCAGTGCTTGTAGCGGCAGATTTGGCAATGATGGTGTATACGCTTGTAGATGTTACGGATTGAATTTCAAATTCTCCTTCGAGATTAGCGGCGGGAATTCCATTGATTGCGCCGGACACAGTGTCAATCGTTACAAAATCTCCTTCAATTGCTCCGTGCGCCGCATCTGTAATCTTTACGGAAGTTGTTGAATCAGTCTCGAATCCTGTGATGTTTCCCGTCCCAGTCGCACGGTTTGGGGTAATATCATACCATTTTCCCTGTGCGTAGGTATAAAGTTTCTTGTTTGTTCCTACAATGGTGTATTGGTCGCCGTCCAACGAGAACCATGTGACGATTCCGCGTGTGGCACCAACGAGTGCATCGCTTGTTACCTTATCCCATCCTCCAATCTTCTCAGGAAGACTGTAGCGAAAACGCATATTGTCCGAATCGAACCAAGTTCCCTCGGCTCCGTATTCCGTAACCTGCTTGTCAACGCCTGGTTGAAATGGCATCTTGATAAGTGGCATATAAATTCCTATACTCCTGAAGCGTAAACTCTAATCCAACAGTCTCCTATTCCATTAACATTCACTAAAATAGCGCCGTTCTTAGCAGCGGCTTCAGCGGCTGAAGTAGAAACATTTGTTGTACTATCGGCAGCTGTTGTTCCGTCAAAATAAATAAATTGTTTATCTTCGTCATCCTGATCCAGTGCGAGACATGCGATTGCCCCGTCCGTGACGGTCTGGTTAATTTCCATACGGGCACTAGCTGGTGCCACAGTTCCAATTCCTATCTTATCCTCTGATCCATCCAACACGAAAAGATTTTCCAGGGTATCTCCCTCCATCCTTAAATCCAAGGCAGCTCCTGTCTCATTCCATGTAAATGCACCCCCGTCCAGGTCAACTGTGCTGGTCACTTTCATCGTTCCAGCAACATGAAGATCGCTTGTTGGTGCAGCTATTTTTATTCCTACCATGTCCGCACTTGCATCAATAAAAAGAAGATTGGTTTCGCCCGAACCGGCAAAACGCGCATCTACACTAGCCTCTGATGTATTAAAGGTGAAAGTTCCACCATCAATGTCCGTGTTTCCTGATGCCCTGAATGTTCCTACAACGTCCAAATCCACACCAGGGGAAGCTGTATTAATTCCCACACGGTCAGTGCTGGCATCAAGGTAAAGAAGGTTCGTTTCAGAATCGCCCGCAAAGCGTACGTCATAATCCCCTTCCGAAGTGTTGAATGTAAATGTTCCTGTATCGAAGCTGACATTTCCGGCGCTAGTCAGTGTTCCACCTGCCTTTATGTTTCCTGCGTCAGCGAGTACGTCAAACGCCGTTGTTCCGTCCGTGTAAATAATGTATTTTGATCCTGTAGTTGAAACGAGAGTAACTGGCGTTCCTCCAGCCGGACCGAAGGTTAGTGAATACGGTCCACTCCCACGATCGGTAGAGTCGTCAATGAAGTACCACGTCTCCACGGCCTCGCATTCAACGGCCTTGTTCCCCGTGAGTGTTCCAGTAAATTTAAGTGAGGCCCTGCTTTGCTCATCACTTGTTCCGGACGTTCCACTCGAAACCGTCAAGCTCGTAGTGCCACTTCCCGCGACGCTTACGGACTTGTATCCCTTGATTCCTTTTTCTACTTTCTGAAGGTTTTCATTAGTGACTGTTCCCCACGTTCCGGCATTCGAGCCGGTCGTCTGCAGGTCCAAATTTAATATCGTCGAATCAGCCATTATATCTCCTTATGTTTTTGACACAACCGTCCAGGTGTTGCTCGCAGAGTCATCCACCTTGTTCCAGATGGTCAGTATTGGCGTTCCCACTGCAACGTTGGCCGCGACTCCTGTCGGGGAGACCACCGCCGTTCCTGAAACCGTAACAGTTCCAAGGGCAACGTCAGCCGAAACACCTGTTGGAAGAATTGTCCATACCAGTGTAACAGTTCCTAGGTTAGCTGTCGAGTAAACTCCCGTTGGCGTTACAAGGGCAGTCCCCGTAACCGTAGGCGTTCCAACATCGGCATCCGCTGCCACTCCTGTTGGAGTAACCAGCGCTGTTCCTGTCACCGTAGGTGATCCCACGACGGCGTCAGCCGTGACTCCTGTTGGTACCACAGTGGCGTGCCCAAGAACGGTTACCGTTCCTAGCGCAACTTCCGCGTAGACTCCCGTAGGTTCCACAACGGTCAGTACTTCGCTCGTCTCAGCAAAAGCTAATGAGGCAATCGCTCCTGCACCGAAAGACATCTATGCCCCCGGTTTAGGATATTTCAGTTTTATCTCAGCCCGCTTGGCATCTATTGCTGCCTTGTCATCCGTGTCATATAAAGCGACAACTAAATCCTGTACGGAAGGATATTCTGCTTGTCTTTTTCTTGCATAATCTTGAGAATCATATTCTGCTTGGAGTTCAGTTTGTTTAGCTAAAATTTGTTCATTGGTAATATTGGTAGGATTATCATCGTGCCAAGTAATTTTATTAATATCATTTTT